GCAAAAACCCCTTGTAACCCTAAATAATTATTTAATACGTATATAAATAAACGACCTAGGCGACAATTACTGCGAAATTAAGCGCTCACAGAATTTTGTTTTTAAATCGATTATTCCAGACAAGCTCGTGGCTAGCGTGTTACTTCATAATGGTTTAAAATTTGAGAAACTAACTGGGTATCATGAGACGCACTTCGATTCCAGCTACACCTACAAATTCTTGGCAGCACCTTAGAAAACAAGCTGATTTACTAGGCATACCAGCCTGGAAGCTTGCTGAAGACTATGCTTTTCACAAAACTTCTAATGAAGTCGATATCGATAGAAAGTTAGTTAAGTCTTAGAATTAATTTTTCGGTCTAACTCGGATAGACTGCTATAAGGAGGTGGACTATTTAAATGCCCGAAGTCAATAGCCCTGCATGTCCACTTCACGGAGATAAACCCAGGGCGCGTAACCAACACAATTTTTTAGGAATTGTGTCGGTGATCGACACACTCATCGAAACTATCAGCGGCGTGGGAACTACCAGTTACACAAGATGCCCTTATGGATATCCCGCTAATTTTGAGGGTGTTGTACGGGCATTAGAAGATTTAAATTCCACTGCTAGTGGTATCGAAGCAACTGGCGGTCTACTTATTGCCGGTTCTGGGGTCAGTATTACCACCAGTGGTTTATACAGTATTATTGCGAGTCTGATTACTCAGTCTTTTCCGGGATCTGGTGTTTTAGGAGTACCTAGTGGCGAAGGCACCGTTTTTGATGTAAATATTCAAGGATTAGGTAATAACGATGTTGAATATAACGGTAAGCTAGTTCAAATTTCTGGTACTAACGAAGGTGCTGTCGCTGTTGTTAGTGGTCTGGTCGGCGGCGAAGGTATAACAATCACAGCTAGTGGCGACACTGCGATTGTTTCCACTGATCTGATTGGACAAGGTTCTGTAAATGTTTCTTACAACGGAGCTGGGGCCGGAGTTATTTCTGGTCAAGCTCAACAGCTTCTCGTTGCGGGCTCCGGAACAACGGTGGCGACCAGCGGTGATTATCAGATTGTTGATGTTGGTATTTTAGGTTTACCTGGGATTGGCGTTACTTACGCCGGTTCTCAAATATTCTTAGAAAATAAGTTAGCTGCAGGGTCTGGTACTTCAATATCTACAAGTGGAAGTTACAAGAAAGTAAACGTCGGTGCTCTCCCTGGCAATAACGTAACTATTGGTTATTCAGGATCATTCTTCACGACAAATAGTTCTGCTGAAGCTGGCGCTGCCGTGGTGACAGTTTCTGGCGATCCAGGAAATAATTATGTTGGCGGCTCGCTTTGGTTTGATACCAATGAAGGACGTCTTCTTATTTATGCTTCTGGTAATAACGTTTCTAAGCCTGATTGGTATATCTGTAACGCTGAAGCTCTTGCGATTAAGAGCGAAGTTCCTCCTTCCGGCACTGGTTTAAACGCGCCTCCTTTGGATGGAACCATTTGGTTCAATACCTTAATGGGTTCGTTGTTTGTTTACGACTCCTCTACAAGTGGGTGGTATGAATCTGCACCTGCTCGCACACCGTCTTACAGCGAATTACCTCCCGTTAATGCTGTTGATGGTTCTCTTTGGACTAATCCTAATACAACCAGTATCTACGTTTGGGATGGAGCTAATTGGATTGAAACGGCTGGTGGTCTGACAGAACCAGAGGTTATTGGACTTATCCAAGGACTTAGCTAATATACTGACATTGCTATCAAGCCATGTCCAAACCCAAGACCGGTAATCGCATTGAGACTCGTCCTAAAAAGACGAAGCAAGGCAACGGCACTAATAGCAAGCCCTCCCATGGACGCAAACTTTCCAGGGGTCAGGGGAAGTAAACTTATACCTAGATACAAAATTTATTGTGCTTTTATCTTTTCGGGCTGGTGAGAGTATTCAAGTAGGTGACGCCGTCACGATAGCCGTGGGCGCGTCGGGACATATCTACACGGCTCGAACTTCTGGGACAATTGGAGAAGCTAGTTCTGTTGGAGTTTCAGTAGACACTGTCTCTTCTGGTGCTCTTTGCCGTGTCGTTACTGATGCAAAAGCAGAAGTTTATTCCGGTTTAAACACAGGTAGTCGCTATTTCGTTAGTGCTAGTGGCGGTAATCCCGTCACTTACGATACTTTTGTTGCTGAGTTCAACCAAATAGGAGTTTCCGGAGCGTTCATAGTTGATCTTGGTGTTGCTTTAAGCACTACAGCTTTACGTGTTAGCCCCCAGGAACCGAAACCAGTTGTTAGTGGTTATCTCTGATAAGGTGTAGAATAAAAATTAAGTAATGGTTGCGATCTGTGACAACTAGGTCGATTTTCAACCGAAATTATTCCAGCTACCAAGCTGATGGTACGACTGTATATTTAGCTAATGGTCAAGGCGTTGTTACTAACCCTGCCCCGGAAGCAACTCTGACTGCTGGCGCTGATTTAATTGCTGGTCAATGTCTATGCGCTAGCGGTTCTTACGTCGTTCCGGCTACTGCAGCAAGCGGCGTTAACGCTTATCAATTTTCTCCTATTGGGTTTGCCTCTGCTGCAGCTTCTAATGGTGCTGAAGTTATCGTTAATTTAGACGGTGTTGTTACACTATCTGACGCAAATATCACAGCAGATACTGAGCTTGTTCCCGGAGATTACTATTACCTTTCTAAATTTGAAGGACAGGTTGTTCGTTTTTCAACTTCTTCGGGGATTATTTCTGGATCAGGCACAAACGCATACGCAGCTTCTACCAGTGTGGGCCTAGCCATCACATCAACTCAACTAAGTGTTGAGATTGCTCCGCCAGTTCTTCTTTATACTGGAGGGTAAAGAGTTAAATTATGGTAGTCCGCAGGCCGGTAGTCTTAGTTAGCGGTGCTTTAGCCGAGTTACCTTTTGGTGACAGCATTATTACGACTGCTTCTGGCGGCACTCTTACCGCTGGTAGTGGTTTAATTGGCGGCGGTAATACCGATTCAACTATTCGTTTAGATGTTGCTCTAACCGCTGAACCTAGCGGCTTAGTTTTTGAAAATAATACTTTAAGTGTTGATGGTGTTGCTTTAGTTAGGTCTCAAGATGCTTTAGCGTCTGGTAATGCTGCACTTCTAGATTCTGAGACGGCTTTAGCTTCTGGTAATGCTGCTTTAGTTTCAGCCGAAACAGCACTTGCTTCTGGTAACGCTGGATTATTTGAAGCTGCCATTGCTTTAGCTTCAGGCAACGCAGCCCTTAGTGTTGCTGATACTGCTTTAAGTTCGGGTAATGCTTCTCTTCAACTTGGAGAGTACGCACTCGCTTCTGGTAATGCTGCTCTTGAAGATGCTGCTACAGCTTTAGCGTCTGGTAATGCAGCTCTTGCCTTATCAGAAACAGCTTTAGCCTCTGGAAATGCTGCTTTAGTAGATGCAATTGCTGCGGTTGCTTCTGGTAATGCAGCTTTAGCCGACGCGAACACAGCTTTAGCATCGGGTAATGCTGGTTTAAGCAATGCAGTTACGGCACTTAGCTCGGGTAACGCAAGTCTAGTCGTCTCCGTGGACGCTCTTGCATCAGGTAATGCTGCTCTTGTTGACGCTGAGCAAGGCCTCGCTTCTGGTATTGCCGCTGTTGAGTTGTCTGTTGACGCACTAGCGTCTGGTAATGCTGGTCTCGAAGCGTCTCAAGTTGCACTTGCATCTGGCAATGCTGCGCTTGTCGACTCTAGTGTTGCTCTCGCATCTGGTTTAGCAGCAACTGAACTTTCAACTGTAGCTCTTGCATCTGGCCAAGCATCGTTAAACCTTGCAAACGTCGCTCTTGCTTCTGGTAATGCAGCTATTGCTGTTTCAAACGAGGCTTTAGCATCTGGCAATACTTCTCTTCAAATATCCTTAAATGCTCTTGCATCTGGTAATGCTGCTTTAAGCACTGCTGCTGATGCACTTGCTTCTGGTAATGCTGCTCTATTTGATGTAAATACAGCTTTAGCTTCGGGTAATGAAGGCATTCGAATTGGTTTAGATGCTCAGGTTTCTGGTAATGCTGCTATTGAAGACGGCATTATCGCTTTAGCTTCAGGTAATGCTGGCTTAGCGTTGGCCGCTGTGGCCGCTGCGTCAGGTAATGCAGCTATTGTCGACGCCACTGTTGCTCAAGCTTCTGGTGATGCAGCTTTAGTTCTGGCTAATACAGCTTTATCATCTGGCAACGCTGCTCTTGATGTTTCTGTTACTGCTTTAGCTTCAGGCAATGCTGGTTTAATTATCGTTCCTGAAGCTCAAGCTTCTGGTAATGCTGCTTTAGAAGCTTATGCAGCAAATCCAGGTTTAACGCCTAGTGACGCTGTTGGGCTTATTATCGCTCTTGGATAATTATGACTCTTAGACGAGGTTTAGTTTATTCCGGTGGTTTTATCGTTGAAAACCACGATCAAGATACTATTCCTATCGTTGGTGACTTGATCGCAGGTAGCGGTCTTGGCGGTCGTTTATTTACATTAGGTGCAGATAATTTTGTTCAAGTTGTTTTACCTGATAACGCTTCTGGTCTTATTTATACAAATGATGGCAAGTTAGGTTTAGACGGTGCTGATTTAGAGCTTGGTTTAATCGCTATTGCTTCTGGTGATGCTGCTGTTGCTTTTGCGGCTGTTGCTTTGTCTTCAGGTATTGCAGCCGTAGATTTTTCACAAACAGCTCTTTTATCCGGAAACTTAGGTTTAGCGGATGCTTTAACTGCTCAACAAATTTCTAATAGTGCTTTAGTTTCTGGACAAGAAGCTCAAATATCTGGCGATGCTGGTTTATTTTTTAATGCCGTAGCCCTTTCTTCTGGTAATGCAGCTTTAGCCGACACTTTTGTTTCTGTTTCCTCAGGAAATGCTGCTGTTACTTTTGCAAATGAAGCTGCTGCTTCTGGTTTTTCGGCATCTTTTGACACTGGTTCAGCCTTAGCTTCTGGTAATGCTGCTTTATTTAATCAAGAGTCGGCAATTGCTTCCGGATCTTTTGCAATTATTGATTCTGAAGCTGCTGTTGCTTCTGGTTCCGCTGCTATTGAAGTAAGTGCCATCGCAGTTTCTTCTGGTACTTTTGCTTCTACTGACTCCAAAATTGCCTTAGCTTCTGGTAACGCTGCGCTGATCGATGCTAACATCGCTTTTGCCTCTGGTGCTGCCGCCTCTTCTGACTCTTCCGTAGCTCTTGCATCTGGTGTTGCTGCTGTTGAACTAGCAAACGTAGCCACCGCTTCTGGTAATTTTGCTCTTGCTAATTCAGTTGAAGCACTTGATCGATCACAAGATGCAACGATTAAATCTATTTTTACTATTTTTCTTCACGATGATGCCCTAGAGCGAGATGACGAAGCTGTTGCTTCTGGTCTTCTTGGTGAGGCTATTGCCCCCGTGGCCATTGCGTCAGGTCAGGCTTCTTATGCCGACTCTTTAGTTGCTCAAATTTCTGGTAACGCTGCTTTAGAAAATTCTCCTCTCGCTATTGCTTCTGGTGATGCTTCTTTAGAGGTTAGTACAACTGCTTTAGCCTCTGGAAATGCTGCTTTAACTCTAGTTTTTGATGCAAAAGCGTCAGGTGACGCTGGTATTTCTGAGTCTTTAACTTCTATTTCTATTGCTGATACTGCTGTTTTAAGTGGTGTCGCAGCGATTGAAACAGCAGATATTGCTACTTTTAGTGGAGTTGCTGCTGTTCAGCAATCTGATCGAGCTGTTGTATCTGGACTCGAAGCTTTAGCATCTGGCACTGATCTGCTTTTTGATGCTGTTGAAGCTTTAGCTTCTGGTAATGCAGCTTTAGAAGTTATTGTTAATAACCCTCCTATAAATCAAGATGAACTTATAGGGCTCATTATGGGCTTGGGTTGATTTAATTATTTTCCAAAATTGTCTTAATTAAATACGAGGTAACTACGCCTTGGATATTGCTTGATTGATTTTTTTTATCAAACTCTAAGCCAACATCAGAACTGTAATGAGAAAAAAACTGTCGTGTCCATTTTTTATTACATTCGTTTCTCCAATGAGGTAGTTTACAACCTTTGTAGATAACACCGTCCCCAGGTTTCGTTACTCCTTTGTAAATAATCTTTTGTTCTTTATTTTCTAAATAAATAGGCCACTCTTCATTCTCACCTGAGTCGCCGAGGCAAATTGTCATACTTAATTCGCACTCCGGTCTGTCTGTGTGTTTTTTCAGGTCTTGACCAGTTGAATACTTTCTGTAAAAAGCATATGTCGAATACAACGCATTTATTTTAGTAATTTTTTTTATTTTATCTAATAGTATTTGATTTATTATGTTTAAAGAAGGTATGTTATATAGTTCATATGCCCCTTGTACTTGATTATTGTTATTATTGATGTCGACTTCGCTAAGACACAACGCAGTCAATAACAATTTTCTACAGTCTTCGCTCAAAATATTTTCTACTAAACAGCAACCACTGTTGTTTAAATCTTCAGGATTTTTAGGCACTGGTTGTGTGTTCATTTTTGAATCTGTAGTTTTTCGAAATTTAATTTTGTCTTAGAAATTCTAGCCGGTTTACCCAATCAAAATTTATGTTCTATAATTATTGATATAAGGAGGTAATTCTTGTGGCAAGTTTTATCGCGTCAGGTATGGTGCCCGCTTTAGCTTCTGGTAACGCTGCTATTAGTGTTGCTCTGACCCGTGCTACCTTGGGTCTTGTTGTAGGTTTGTCGTAAATTAGTTATGATTGTTAAAGGAGGCTTTACTAATGGCTGAAGTTTTCAGGAGAAAGTCAGCTTCGGTAGCGACAGTTGTTCCTTCGGGTGCTCTTTTCCACAACGCACCGGCTGGCACTACTACTATCGGCCTGAGCCTTTTAGTTAGTTACGTCGGAACTGGTTCACTCGCTTATATCACAGCTCAGGTAAGCGGAGTCGATGGCACTGCGTACTTAGTTAAGGCTGGTGAAGTTCAGGCTGGATCTTCACTGGAGTTAATTGCTAACAAATTAGTCCTGGCCTCCGGAGACTACATTGTTCTTGGAGGCTCTAGCAGCGATAACTTAGAGGCTACTTTCAGTTATCTGGAGTTGAGTTAATGGCTAACCGTTGGGAAAGAGGAAAATTAGGTCCCTATACGTTGCCTCAGGATTTTACGTCTGGCGGCGTGGCCTTAGCTGGCATCAATAATACGAAACCTCAAGTTTCCAAGTTATTAGTACCCGCTGCCACCCTCTTCTATTCGACTAATTTTTCTGCCGCAGAAAATAATTCTGACCTTTACTTAGTGCCTTCTGGTCAGGCTATAGATAGGACTCAATATTCAGACTTATTTAGTGTGGTTGGAACTAATTTTGGGACGGGTAATGGTTCTACTACTTTTAATCTTCCTAATGTTGGCGGTCTAGAGGCTCGGGCGGAGGGAACTTCTGCTGCTTCAGGAGTGTTTCAATTTCAGACCAGCACTCTTCCTGAACATACACATACCACTGTTGCTCTGGGTCCTGGGGAGGGTCCTAGTTACGATTTCCCTATTAATTACAACTTTCCTACCGATCCAGGAGGTTTTAGAGGATCTAACGTAGCTCTTAATGCAACCCAGCGTGGAAATAATTTAGACAAGCAGTCTGTAATGTCTGCTTCTAATTATTACAGCGCCTGGAATGACTCTGGCGTTAGGGCAAAACACTTATACTACTTAGCTCCTTTCTACACAACAAAAACAACTGAATTACCACTTGGCGCTATTGTTTCTTTTATTGGAAGTGATGATTTAAATCCCTTTGGGTCCAATTGGCTTTTGTGTACGGGTCAAACTATATCAGCGTCAACTTATCCGAATGCAGCTGCTTTAAATTTAACGGCTACTCCAGATTTGCGAGGACGATTTGTTAGTGCTCTTGGAAATAAGCAAAAACCTTTTGGTGTTAGTACAGCAGCGTCTCCTACGGGTATGCAAACGCCGATTCACCGACATTTAATAACCCCTAGTACCACAAGTAATTGCTATATAACACCAACATTAGCTAGTGGAGATTATAATTACTTGACTACCCCCGGCGGAGGCGGAAGTGGTGCGAATGGACCCGTACTTGCTGGAGAATCTTCGACTACTTATGCGCTAGGACCCGGAACTGAAACACGACCGCTAAATATGGCGGTAAACTTTTTTATGAGGGTGGCTTGACATGGCTTACGAAGGCACAGTTATTTTTAGCCTCGTTTCCGGTGTAGGCGGAGTTTTAAACGCTGAAGGGGCAGTGTACCTTGCAGCAGATGGAAGGTCTGTACCAAAAGCTCAATATCCTGCTTTGTATGCAGTCGTGTCGGGTCGTTACGGCGAGTCCGGTAGTGATTTTTACATTCCTGACATCAGAGGATATTATCTTCGTGGAGATAGTCTAGATAGCAACAGAGACGGGGATTATCCAAGCAGAGTTCTTTACGGACCTGCAGCAACAGCAACAGGAGTAGGGACCTACCAACCCGCTTCGATGCTCACTCATAGTCATTATCATGCAGGGTCTTTGGGTCCAGCAGGACGGAACCCTTCCTCAGCTCCCGGCTCATCTCGACTTTACAACTCACCACAGCCCAACACCTTAACCACATCAGGTGTGGATTCAGCCACTATGACGTGGCCCAATGCGAATGTTTCTGGGATTGACATCGCTAGTGGTACGTTAAATCCTCCCACGTACACTTATTATGCCTACATAAAGGCTAATTGACATGTTCGCTTTAATTCGAGATACTTTACAGGTTTTTCCTGAGTCTGTCGAAATAGACGGAAATATCTACACAGACCTTTGGCAGCAATCTGATGAACAATTAGAGGCTATCGGCATTTATAAAATGCCCGAACAACCTAGCTACGATGCAAGTTCTTATAAACTTGAAGTGGACTTAAATACAAAGAACTGGGTAGTCGTTCCTCTTACCCCAGAAGAAATAAAAGAAAATATAACTGCAGAGTACGCTAAGTATTATAAAAAGTTAAGCGGCAAGTACACGCAGTACATGTTTTTATATGAATCTATTAAAGATAATGTTTACCTGCAGATTCAATTACAACAATACTTAGTGGAACTGGCTGATTATTGTTTAAAAGTTTATAACGAAGAGATTTCTTTAGACTCTATTGTAGATTATCCTGAAGCCTCACTTGAAGACTTCTCAAATCCTATTAAATGAGTAGTGATCTCGTTCAGACATTCGACAACTTTTTACCGAAAACTTTACTAGATCGGTGTTTTTCTCTGTGCAATGAAGCTGATTATTACGCAACTATAGGGGCTCAGAATCGCACGGACTGCTCTATACGAAACACCCTGCTCCACCGTGGCGACAACCTATTAAGTAACCACTCTGAATCACTTGATAATATAACTAAACATTTTTGGGATGTTACTGAGAGATATTTTTCGAAATTACATATGTGTGAGGGGTTTAATACGGAGTTTGTCCAACAGCACTATAAGCTAGAAATTTTAAATTTTTTAAAGTACAAACCAGGCGGTTTTTATAAAGACCATACTGATGAATGCTTCATTGGTACAGCTATTCTGGACTTTATTCGACAATTATCTTATGTACTTTTCGTAAATGATGATTTTTCTGGCGGAGGACTGTACTTTAGCAACACTCGTGAAAAAGTAAAAGTTAAGGCTAATCGTTTAGTGATGTTCCCGTCTAGCTGGGCATTCCCTCACCAAGTACTGCCCGTGCTCAGAGGAGTCCGTTATTCCGTCGTCACGTGGGGAGGCTATGTGCTTTAATAAGAGTACCGCTAAGAGTCAAATGCCCGACACGAATTTAGACAGTTTATCTGAGGAAGCTCTAGATCTTTCCTTTACGAACTCAAAGTTCCCTTTACCTCCTCTTACCTTAGATACTATAAAATTTATAAAATTAAATCCTCTTCCTTTTGGTGGATTCACCCAAGGAACTTTACCCAAAGAGCAGCGGAATTTTCTGCTAGAGTATTTTAATTTTTTAATAAACTCTCATGATTCCGATATTCATTTAACGGAAGAAGATATACATAACTCTGAGTTCTCCGCTAATTTACGTTTTTATTTCCGATGTTTAGAGAAACTGTTGTTTGATTTCTGTCTTTATAAAGGATTGAATTTTAAAGACTATCAGATTCAGACAGAGATTAATTTATTTAAGGACTTTGATTCTTTCGTCTTTGATTACAAGGACAGCATGTATAACTTTTACATTTTTATGCTCTTGAAAAAAGACGAGCCCTGCGTTGATGTACTTTTTGATCCATTTTCACCGGAGACTATTGCTCTCGCGACGGGAATTCCTTTTATCGTCTCTAGTACACCCGATTTGTACTTTTCTACTCGTGAAAAAATACCAGCTATAATGATTAAAGTTAAAGGCGTGTAGATTTGGCTAGCAAATTATCGCCAGAAGGGCTTCAATTTATTTCCTCTTGGTCTCTCTTCTCTGAGACAACTTTTCGTGTCGAGCAAAACTTAAATAACACTCTGTATGTCGGTTATTTGTATTATGGAAGCCCTCTTCCTTATAAACCTCAAACTACTATAGATAAAACTACGACCGTTACTCCAACAGAAGCTTTGAATATTTTAAACCAGGAGCTTATTGGTCCTGCTTTTAACCTCGTACAAGATTTTGGTTTTACTCGGTTTACTCAGAATCAGCTTGATGCCCTTATTTCTATCTGTACCACGTACAGAACTTCAGATTATTTTAGAATCTTTAAAACCACGAAAGTATACGAAGCGCTAAAGAGCGACGCCCCCGTGGATACGGTTGCGGAGTTAATTAAAACTGACTTACCGGTTCCTCCTGAAGTAGAGGAAGATCCAAAAAGATCCGGAATATTCTACTCTTTAGACGAACGGAGAGTTCATGAGTCTAATCTGTACTTAATCTCCGATTACTCGCCTTGTACTGCACTGACCGCTCAGAGGAAAAATGTAGATAATATTGTAGTTTTTTATTAATTATTTTGCTTTAATTACTTCGGATAACTTATAAAAATCGTCTAACACTTGTGCGTCGAACCAACCAGTTATTACGTGTTTCTCTTTATAGGGAGGGTTGCCCCTATGGACCCACGGCCAGTAAGCAGGCCATAAAGCTAGAAGACCCGCTTTGGGTACTATTCTTTTGGGAAAATGTAAAAATTCTGTTTCTCCTGCTTCGTTATCTTCGAAGCTATTTAAGTAAAGTATCCAGGTCAGTACTCTCGTATTATATAAAGCAGCAGGACTGTGTTCAATGTGAAACACGTGGTAGCCACCGCTTTTCGCAGTTTTTTGATACTTTAAAGTTGTATTTGTAAGTGTTTCGTAACATGAAACTATAGAGGAGTATTTTTGCACATAATCTATTAGGGCATTTGCTGTTAGATCCAGTACTAAATTATTTATTTCCTGCAGTTCGCAAAATGGTGTTATGTTTAATTGAGTGTCTTGCCTCTTAAATTTTAATTTATTTTCATCATAAACGAAAGCTTCTTGTGCATCTTTAGTGTCTATTTTGTACTTATTTATTACTTCATTTATCTTTTCTACTATATTTGTACAGTTTTCTTCGGTTAAGCCTGTTTGTACTTCATATATGTAGTTGTCTTCCATTTGTCGTCTGTTCATTTGTACCGCTAGTATAGTGTATTAAGCCCTTTTCTCCACCACATCGAAACTAATAAAGTTTGCAACCTCAGTATTTGTATAAATAACGGCTAAACTATAATTAAGTCGCACCATTGTCTATGGTCGATTCGGAACTGGATTTGGTTTTTAACCTTCAGTGTCTTCAGAAAAGGTCTGCCAGAAAACGATTCCGACGATCAATACTAGACGAATGGCCAGAATGCGGTTATTGTGGTCGGCCTAAACCCTCTACGCTCGACCACGTGGTTCCCAGAGCAAAAGGTGGCAAGACAACTAAGCACAACCTAATAGGTGCTTGCGGTGCTTGTAACCTTGAAAAAAGTGATTTTCCTTGGTTTGAGTGGTTTCGAGGTCAAATTTACTGGACACCAGAAAGGGAGGATAAAAT